AATCAGCAACTGGAAATTTTGAACGAAGTGTTGGGTACTAAGATTGAAGCAACTTTCAACCAACAAGCATTTCAACAACTTGTTAAGTTGCAAGACGCCCAAAACACCGGGCAAATCGACGTTGATACGAATAACGACGGCTTAATTGATAACGAGGAGGAATAATAACATGATTAGCAAAGCAGCATACGAAATGAATAAATCTTACGCCCAAGCGATCAGCGAGGCGATTAACGATTACTACGACGACAGTGATTATAAGAATATTTCAGAAATGGTCAAAGCATTTAACGCGGTGGAACCAGACGCGCCAGTGTCTGAAAGTACCTTCCGCACATGGCTGCATCATAAGTCGGTGCCTGACTTGTATTACGTAGTCCGCTTGGCCGAATTTATGGATATGGATCTGTACGATTTGATTTACAGCCGAAAGGAAGACTAATAAATGGCTAAATATACGATTGAGTTAGGATCCATGGTTTCGGCACACGCTCATCTAATGTCGACGCAAGGCGACGATAGGATTTTGAATATCAGCGACGGCAGCGGCTACGAAAAAACTTTTAACATGCCGGAGTTTGTTTGGTTATCGCCCAACGAGGTAATCGAAAAGTATGCGAAATCGTTTATCGATCGGCATGTCGGCACGGGGTTACAAGAGAGTATCACTGATAATGACGAAATGAACGCGGTCATTTACGACCGGTTTTGTCAAACGTTGATTCGGCATTTCTGGGGTTATGAAATTGGTCAAGAAAACCCGTTATATTTCTTGACGTTGCTGCGCAGCTGCCTAGACATGTATCTGCCAATCTGGTATCAAGGTTATCAGAAACTTTTTATCGACAAGGCACAATGGATCACGAATGTTAACGACGGCACCAGCTTAACAGTTTCAAAGTCGGATGCAGCTGGTAACAGCAAACAAGCATCAATCGCCGGAAACGCGGACACCCCGCAAAACGAACTTGACTTTAAAATGAATACCGGGGACCCAACTGACGACTATAATTTCCATTATGCCAGCGACGTCAACGGCGCTAAGTCGACGGGCAGCACAACGAATACCGCGAACGGGACGTCGAACACAACGACACATAGCGAGGGCCGGAACGCGGTTATCACGGACTTACTGAACAAAATGTTGACTTACACGAACGGTATTTACTTTGATTTATTTGATAAACTAAAGGCAGAAGGACTGTTCATGTTCGTAAACTAACATAAACAACCGTTCATATTCGTAAACTAAGGAGGGCAATAAGATGTCAAAAAATAACGAAATTGAAGAATTATTGATTGAAGCTGGGTGTGAACCAGAAAACATTGAGGGGTTGGTTAAGAGCCTTTGCCAGGCAATGAATGGCAACGCGGTGCTGCCGGTTGGGATTGCGGTGGCTATTTACCTTAAAACCCTGGCGCAGAGGTTATGCGACGATAACGACGCAGATACAAATCTGGCAGTGCTGTTGGAATTGGCAGATGCTTACCACGTTGAAATCGGCAGCAATTGAATTAACTGATTGGGAGCTTTAGCCGCGTTGTTAACAATGATGAACTATTCCAAAGCGCCTTGGGGCGCTTTTTATGATATAATAAAGATAACTGATTGGGACTAAGTGAGTACCGACGTGGGTTTCAACGGGTTAAACCGGCCGCGCGGTTCGGCTTGAAACGCCGCCCTTTTCTCAATTGGTGCCGGTGGCTGCTATGTATTTACATAGTGGCCGCTTTTTGTATTTCCATGCTATAATGAAGGTAATTGAACAAGGAGGTTAATTTATATGAACGACAACATTAACGATATTTTGCATCTCGACCCCAACGAGGTGGCAAAGTTTGACAAGATTATGAACGAAATCAACGGTTTCATGGACTGGCATAAAAATCAGGAAACACCACCGACCATTGACGAACTCGACCAATTTCATAAGACCTGGTTTTATAATAATTGGTCGGTTCGGTTCCGCCGGTTGGCAACCTTTACCAACCTGGGAACTCGCGGCGTAATCGCAATTCCGAATACAACGTTTGAAGAGTGGTTATGGTGGTTTCACGATTGGGCTGAAGCGCTGACTGACGATTATAATGAGTTTAAGAAAATGGTCTATGAAGCCCTATTAATGATCCAAAAACATCTGGAAGCCATTGATAAGTTGCTGCAAAACCATGAGCAACGGATCACAAAGATTGAAAACGATATTAAGAATATCAAGCAGGAAATCAAGCAATTGGGCGACGAAATTACCAACGTTAAAAAAGATATTAGTAATATCCACAATCAAATCACTAATATCCAGCAACAACTTGGCAAGAACAACGACGCCTTGCAAAAGATTCTGCAACAACTAAAGCAGATTGGCGTTTGGAATCAGACCGGCGGCACAATTTTTGAAGGTCAATTCGCGCCTGGCATGGGGATTGCCGGTGGTAACATTAATGTGTTTGGTGGTACGCAAGACGGGGGTTCCTGGATTCGGACTAATAACGGCCAGACGGAAAACGACATCACCGCCGGTATTTAAGGAGGTATATTACATGAGTTTACTATTAATTAAAGGTCGTTTTGGTTCGTCGGGGGTTTACAGTGCCGTTGAAAACCAAGGGGTGCCGGCCTGGTATAACAACGGGGTTGAAAACAAAGCCAACTGGTGGGGCGGCCCGTCAACGGACGTTAACGAAGCATTTTATTGGTCATTAGTTGGTAATCACGCTTTCATTCAATACGGCAAAAACCAAAGTGGTTGGGCGGGGTGCCGCTTTATCGACGAAACAATGACCTGGACCAACGGGCATCAAAATCCAGACGGAAGCGTTGATTGCGACGTAACCGTCGACGTTGGGCAATACGGCGGGCGTCGGACCGATTATTTTACAGGCAATGTGCCCGTGGTTCACACCCTAAAAATTGGGGAGCAGACCGTTGCGACCTATTCTGGTGGAACTGGGGACGGTTTCAACGTGCCTGCCAACCCTAGTCGTATTACAAAGCATTTAACTATAGCCCCGCAAAGTTATAGTGATAGTATTCAGTTATACATGAATGTTCACTACCCGACGGGCATTTTCCCAGACGCCCACTTTGAAGCCGGTTTGACCCTTTACAACCCCACGCCGCCGGCTTACATTCCAATGGCGACGCGCAAGACCGGCCAATGGCTAAACTTAAACGACCATAACGGGCATATTCTGGTTCGGCATGGCAATTGGCAAGATAAGTCCAAAGAGCTGTTTACAACCCAACGGCAAGAAAACCAAGGGCACAACCGGATTCGCCGCGGTGGTAAGTGGCTTCAGCTACCAAAGATGTAACTTGCAATTATTGTCGATCGGTGATATATTAAAGGTAACGAAGGGAGTTAATACTAATGTTAAAAATGATTGACGTTTATTCGGGTTCGCCGCGTAGTTTCGCGACCGATCCAGAATCAGATATTACCATGATTAAGGCAACGCAAGGCACGGGATATGTCAATCCTTGGTGTAATACCGATTGGCAAGCGGCCAAAAATGCGGGCAAACTATTAGGCTTGTATCATTACGCTGGCGGCGGTGACGCTGTTCGTGAAGCGGACTATTTCATTGAGAACATCAAAAATTATGTCGGCCAAGCCGTTTTAGCCTTGGATTGGGAAAGCAATCAAAATGCGGCTTGGGGCGTTAATAACTGGTGCCGCCGGTTCGTCGATCGGGTTCATGAGCTGACCGGCGTTTGGCCGTTAATCTACGTTTCGCAATCAGCAATTGATCAAGTTGCCAATTGTGCGAATACTTGCGGTTTGTGGGTCGCCCGGTATGCTTATAACCAACCGTTAAGCTGGGACTACAAAGGCGCTAATTTCAGCGTTGCACCATGGAAAACTTTTACAATTCACCAGTTTACGGGCACGGACATGGATCGCAACATGGTTAATACCGATCGCGAAGGTTGGTTACGACTAGCTAAAGGTGACGGCGGCGCGGCGAGTGCCCCAGTACCTCAACCAACGCCAAAACCAATGCCAAGCCAGGATCAGAACACCTGGAAAGACGAGCTGGGGGATACTTGGCACGCTGAAGACGGTAAGTTTACGAGTAACACGCCGCTGCACCTGCGTTGGGGCGCGAGACCTTCAGCAAGTGTGATTGCGGTCCTGCCAACGGGCAGTGTGGTTAAGTATGACGCCTGGTCACGTGGTAGTCAGTTTGTTTACATTCGGCAGCCTCGTGGCAATGGTCAATTCGGTTACGTTGCCGTTCGCGACGCTAAGACCGGTGACGCATACGGTAAATTCGAGTAATAATTATATAGGAGGAAAGCGAAAATGGCACGAATTGTTAGTTACGACGGTGACGAGTTTAAATGTATTGATTGCGTTCCTGAATGGTCTGTTTATCACGATATTTACGTCGCTAAACACCCACACGCTGACGTACACGGGCGACTGTATCAAGCTATTAATACCAATTGGAATGGAGTAGGCATTATTAAACATCTGTACGCGTATTCGCAAAACCGCGGGTATTTACGAACTAACCTGCCTGCACGACCAACAGATAAGCAGCGCTGTGTGTTAATTCACAGATTAGTATATTTGACATGGTGCAAGCAGCTGCCCCAAGGTTACCAAGACTTAGATATTAATCATCGTGACCAAGACAAGCACAATAATACCTTTTCGAACCTGGAGTTAATCGACCACGCCGCTAACTGTAATTACGGGGACCGCGGCAAGCGGCAACTTGAAACCATGATTAAAAATGGCAACACGTCACGGGTCGTTGCATTCGACACGAAGTCAATTCAAGAGTATCATTTTGATACGATTCGCGAATGCGCCAGAACGCTAAACTTAGACCGACGATCCATTTACCGCTGCCTAGTTGGCCAACAACGGCAGCATCACGGTTTTCTCTTCTGCCGAGAAGACGGCCCGGTAACTAAATAACTTTGTCAAAGCGCCTTGCGGGGCGCTTTTATGTTATAATAGGAACAGAAAGTTAATTTTTAATTTTTCTTTTCTAGAAAGGAGAACTTAACCATGCAGCAAAATGTACAACCTACGACTAACACGGTCGGCAATATTAAAGACACGCGGACCCTCTTCTCGGGCCAGGCGCAAACCCGTCAATATTCCGACGCAGAAAAGCCGGTCATGTTTAAGAACCGCGATAACAAGCAACTGGGCCAAAACTGGGACGATCCTAAAATCGCCGGCATCTTGGCCCAAGATAACCAAAACTAAGGAGGTTTTTTAAAAATGGCAATTAATACCGAATTACTGGACGCCCTGGGTGATAACACGCTCGTGCAAGCAATTGGCGCTTTGTACGACCTGGGCGAGGACGCGACGCCACTATTGGCGGACCACCTGGAACAAATGACCGACGTGCAAGACCGGACGACGGCTTTGCTGAGCGCAACGAAAGACCTTTATGCTGCTTACAAGGAACAAGCCGAGCAGCTGCAAGCCCAAAAAGACGCCAATGTCAAACTCATGTACGACGCTACGCAACGCGGCTTGAAAACTGATAACGCGATTAAGCGTGAAGAGCAAGCACAAAACGACCAGTTTGACAACGAACTGGCCAACATTGAACTTAGCACCGAAGACTAAGGAGGAATAACGATATGCCACAATCAAAACTTGCTAAGGCCACGACGGAAGCGCTGGGCCACCCCGTTACTGACGACCAGATTTTCAAGAACGCCCTGGATTCTATGGGGCCAGAAAATAACTTGCCAGGCTACCACGCTGGCGATAATTTTGTGCCTTACGGTCAGTCATTTTTGAACAACCCGGAAACCTACTTTGACTACTTGAACACCATTGCCGTTAAGTATGGCCTTGTTTTCATCAAGCAATCACTGGCGCAGAATCCACTTTATAACTTTAAGCGCGGTCAGATCCCTTATGGTGGTAAAATTGAATCGGTTGTTTTTGACACGATTTCACCAAAGGTTTACCGGCCGGATAAGATTACCGGTTCCGAAAGCCCCTTTGCCCAGAACTTCGGCCGCGTCGTTGGGAAGACTTATACGCAATGGTTTGACATTGAAAGCTCAAACACGATCGTTGACACGCAGGACACCATGTTCTTCCAAAACCTGCAGCAATTCCACGACTTTGTTTATGGTAAGGTCGCACAACTGGTTAATGGTGCCGTGCTGGACGAATTCTATCACACTAAGCTGACTTTGAGTAAGTCCCTGGCCGACGGCATGATCGCTAAGACCACGGTCGACAACGTCAAGGAATTACAAAAGCAGATTCTGTACTACGCTCGCCGCTTCCAATACTTTAGTCGCGACAATAACTCAATGGGCATTAATCAGGCGACCCACGTTTCCGACATTGAAGTGCTGGTGCCACTGAAGACGTCGATTGATATTGATGTTGACTTTGTTGCTAATGCCTTCAACCCTGAATTGTTCAAGGCAACGCAGGTCCACTTTACCGAAGTCGACGCTTTCCCAGACGTGTGGACTTACAACACTGATCACACGGTTACCAGTGACGACATTGACAAGGGCTACGTTGATGGCCGCGTTCACCCCGTTGGTTCTGTGATTAAGAAGGGCTCGATTGCAACCGCTAATGCAACCGACGCTGAACAGACGTTGATTGGTGATAAGGTTGGGGCAATCGTGCTTGACCGGGACGCTTTGCAACTCTGGGACGCCCTGCCATTGACGCTTTCGACGATTAACAACCCAAAGAAGCGTTACACCAACATCTTCCTGAACCAAAAGACAGCCTTGATGTTCGTGCAAGCGTTGAACTCACGAGCTATTATGCTGAAGTAAAACGGCCGAAACAATGCTATAATAAAAGGGTAGGAAAATAATTCCTATCCTTTTTTTAGTACTAATTTAAGGAGGTTCTTATTATGCGAACGACACGAGCCGGTTTTACCGACGAGGATTTTTACGGATCAAATGACACCGACGTGGTACACTTTCGGTATCTGCACAAACTATTGCGACAAGTACCAACAATGACGTTGAGCGACGTGCCCGACGGCAAGTTTACCCAATACGTTGACCACGAAGCCACCGCGTCAAAGTATGGTTCAAATACCTATAAGACGACGGTAACGACAATGAACTATGATCATACTGTTAGCGATCACGTGTTTAACCCGTACATTGACCCGCAGTTAGACAAGCATTACCAAGACGTTGTTAAGCCGCAAGTTGACCGGTTAGACAAGCGGATTGACGATTTAACCAAAGTGGTTAAGCAGCAAGGCGAGGCCATTACGGCGTTGCAAAGTACCGTTCACGATCAAGGCGAGTCCATTACGGCGTTGCAAAGTACCGTTCACGATCAAGGCGAGTCCATTACGGCGTTGCAAAGTACCGTTCACGATCAAGGCGAGTCCATTACGGCGTTGCAGACACAGTACAGTGAACAAACCAAGCAATTGACCGCCCTGGACAAACGGTTGACTGCCCTGGAACAACCAGACCCTACTAAGTAAGGAGGAAAAATTTTATGCGAATTGACGACAAACGCTTTTACCCTTCCAACTGGCAAGACTTCATTCACAAAGGCGCTATTACCGAATTGTTTAAGGCGGTCCCAGAAATTAACATTCCTGATCTTAATGCCAGCACGATTGACAAGGTGGAATACCAAAAAGACGCGAATGGCGAGTATCGTATGCTGGTCGACTATACCGATCAAGACGGCGTTAGTCATAACACGGTCTTGAACCCCGCGATTACACAACGGGTGATTGCATTAGCTAATCAAGAAGTCGTTAAGCATTTCTTGTATACCCAAAACGGTCAGGATATTAATATCCAGACCATGAAATTTGTTGACGACAAATTGCGGCTGCAGCTGGTTGACGGCCAATCCATTGAATTAGACTTAAAACCGCTTGTGCCGCGAATTAACGTGATTGGCCCTGACGGTGAAATTCTGCAAAAGGATCTTAATTATCAGGTTGGCGACGATTCAATTATCTTTGTTGACCTGCACGGCAACGAAACAAAGCTCGATTTTAAGAAGTTGGTCCACGTTGCTGACTACCAACAAGACCAACAAGCGATTGCCAAAAAGTTTACTGACTTTGACGATAAAAAGCTCGACAAAGACGAATTCGACCAGTTCAACCTGACCAACCAGGCGGCCCTGGATAAAAAGGAAGACAAAACCGATCACGCCAAAGACGTTGAACGCTTGCAGGGTGAAATTGAAACGAAGGCAGAAAAGGTCTATGTTGATGACCAATTCAAACTTTACGTGAAGTCAGTCGACTTTAACACGTTCAAGGAAAAGATTTTAGCTACCGTTGAAACCAAAGCGGATAAAACTAAAATGGCCGCCGAATTGGACAAGAAGGAAGACAAGACCGCCCACGCCCAAGACGTTGCCGACTTGCAGCAGCAAATCAATGACCGCACGACCCACGCGGAAACCGACGCGGCGTTAACTAAGACCGTCAAGCAAATCAAAGACTGGGCCGAACCGATTCATGCTGACTTGCAGCAGGCTTTAGGCACGAAAGTTAACACGGTGCTGTTTGAAGACCTTAAAAAACGCGTCGAAGACATTAATTCGTTGAAAGTAAGCAAGGCCGATTATGAACGGGACAAGGCTGGGTTTGCCACGATCGAGCAACTGGGCGACTACGTGACCCGCCATTACTTGTCACAAAATCACTACACTAAGGCCGAGGTTGACGCCCTGCTAGCAATGAAAGTTGGGCAGGCCGCTTTGGCCGACTTACAAAAATTGTTGCAAGACCAAATTGACCGCAAGGCTAACGCCAGTGACGTTCTTGCTGATCACTACACCAAAGACGAGGTTGACGCGTTGATTAAGACCGCGCAAACGACTAATAACCGGGTGTTCATGCCGTACACGGCGGCAGACGGTAATTGGCATGTCAAGTTGGTACAGATTAATTCTGACGGTTCCGTGACCGACGTCGCTAAACCTAACGAATCTTCAACTAACGTCACAGAATCGTAACAGTGTGGTATAATAGATTCGAAATAAAATTTAGGAGGTTTCTCTAATGTCATTACAATTAGATATTGATTTAGGTGTTAAGGCCCAAGGCCCCAAGGGTGATCGCGGCGAACAAGGGATTCAGGGAGTTCCGGGCAAAGGATTCTCGATTACTAAGACTTACGCAAGCGTTGACGCCATGAACGCCGACGTTGCCAACCTGGCTGAAGGTGATTTTGTTATGATCGCTTCTAACCCCGAAGACCCCAACAATGCAAAACTCTTTACTAAGCAAGGCGACGCAATGAAAGAAATTGCCGATCTTTCCGGTGCCCAAGGTATTCAAGGGCCACGTGGTGAGCAAGGTGTCAAGGGCGACACCGGGGAACAAGGTCCACAGGGTAACCCAGGTGAAAAGGGTGCTACCGGTGAGCGTGGCCCACAAGGTGAAGCCGGTAAGATTTACAAGCCTTACGTGACCGAAGCCGGGGACCTGCACGCTAAGTTAATCAACCCAGATGGCACTGACGCCACTGAATAACGCAACGTTTTTAAAGCGTCGCTTAACTAACTATCTGTTAGCGGCGACGCTTTTTCTTTTTAAGGAGGTCTAACACTCATGACTTTACCATTAAATTTATCTTTATTTACGCACGTATTAAACAGCAAAACCGTAACGGGCGACCTGAACGAACTCACGACAAGCGGTTTTTACTACGTGCAGCAACCGACTAACTCACCGACCACTGCGTGGGTCCACGCGTTAGTTAACTCTAGCGACGACAACCACCACGTAATTCAATTGGTATTGCCTGACAACGGTAGCGAAGGTGTCTATTATCGCGACCGAACTAGCGGTAGTTGGTCTTCCTGGAGCAAACTTGTCACCATGGATCAGGTTACTGCTGAAGTAACACGCTTGTTAACAACGGCCGAGTTTTAAGGAGGTACTACAATGACTGAAAATCCAATTGTAAAAATGGCTGACAGCATTCGTGCCAAGGTTGGGACCACTAATAAATTTACCCTTCCAGAAATGTCATTAATAATGGGGGTTTCAAGTAAATTTCCCGACTTTTCCACTACCGTTACGGTCAGCAAAAACGGGTCCAGTCAAGCCCTAAACACCAACATATCCGTAAACGGTGGGGATATGATTGAATTCACGTTTAACTACACCGTCACACATACCGATCTGCTTTGGAAATTAAGAAACAGCAACGCTCAATTATCATTTTCACTGCCGGTCATTAAGTATCCAGACGGTTGGACGAATAAAGCAACCGCGCAAACGTTTCATTTTTTAAAAGAAAACGGCAGCGAACTCATTGCGCCAATTAGCATTGACGACGGTGATACAAACTATTCATACGTTAATAAGTACCTCTTTCCACAGGTTACGGATTTAATTGCGGCATACTTGATCACCGGCCGACCGATCATTGTTAAGTATGATAATGTCGGTTCTCATGATAATTTAAAAATGAGTACCGACGCTACCTTGAATCTATGGTTATACCAAAATTAGAGTTAACTGGCACTGGCCGGGCCGTTCTGGCCTGGCTTTTAATATATGGAGGCGTTTTGCATGAAACAGAAAAAATATATTGACGTTTCCCAGTTTCAGCAACCAGAGTACCCGGTAACATTTATTATTGGTGCCCGTGGCGTTGGGAAGACGATCAGCTCGTTATCACAGAAACTAAAAATCAACTGGAACAATCACACAATGTTCATCTACCTACGGCGATACCAAAGCGAAATTGAAACCGCCAGTTTTAACCTGGCACTCTTGTCAAAACTGGTTGGCCATACAGTAACCCGTGACTGGGCGACGGATAAGAACGGCAAAAAGGTAGATTGTCTATTGGTCGACGGTACGGTGGTGTGTTATCTGCTGGCGTTATCGACGGCCGCCAAGTATAAATCGAATGATTACTCTGACGTTACCGAAATCATTTATGACGAATTTATCGATCCCCGCGGCCGTGAGTTGAAAAACGAAACGAAACTTTTTTTGAATTTCGCCATGACGGTCTTTCGTGACTTCACTAAGTATCACGCCCTATTCTTGGCCAACGCGACTAACTTGTATAATTGTTACTTCCTTGATTTCATGATTATGCCCAAATACAAAATCACCAAATTCTCAAAACTTGGCATTAAAATTGTTATGTATCAGACGTCAGATGCACTGAATTCTGAACACTATAACAGTATCTTAGGTAAACAAGTTCTACGTCTGGAGGGTGAAGATTCTTCCAGTTTAGCAAACCGGTTTGACAACGCCTTTGACGACTTTATTTCTAGCCTTGACAAATATGCTAAGTATCAAATGACTATTCGTCTCGGCGGAGTTGCTTACGGCATTTATACCGACCTTGATTTTATTATCATTTCAACGAAGGTTGACCCCGCATATCCAGACAAGTACGCCATGACTTACGACGACGCGTCTAACGACGTTCCAATAATCGACCCAATGCAAACGAATACCTTCATTGCGGCCTTTAAACGGGGGCAATTACGGTTTACGGACGTCAAAAGCCGGTCGAAATGGATTAAATTTTTTAAGCACCCACGGATCACAGGAGGCGATTTATAATGTCAACCATGGTTGAACGCAAAAACTACGCCGCGCAGTGCCTATTGGCGCGCGGACTGAATAAGACCACAATCATTGCCATTCTTTGCAACGGTTATCACGAAAGTGGCGGATCATTTTCCCCAACGCAGCATCAAATTGGTGGCAGCGCCTTTGGCATTTGGCAATGGGATCACAATCAACGTCAAGCAGAAATTATCAGCTACGCGCGCAGTCATTCAGAAAAAGATGCCATTAAGTGGCAATGTAACTTTCTCGTTGACAACCGGCCTAACCAATGGATTGCGCACGCTGGTATTAGTTGGAACGACTTTTTGCATAACACGGGTAATCGCGACTGGAAATGGCTTACCTGGGCGTTTTGCGTTTCCTGGGAACGCCCTGGGGTCCCACTGATGCAAAGTCGGTACAACGCTTATAATAAAGTTATGCCAATCGACTGGGGCAATGGCGGCGGTGGCGGTGGTTCTAATATTGGCGGCGATACAAAACCACCGGCGGCAACAAAAAAATACCCGACCATGAAGCAGTGCATGGCGCTCTATGACAAAATGCACCCGCATAATAATAACCAGGGTAACCCCGATAACAATAAGCCCAACCCCGGCGGTGGCGGCGCCGTTGGTGGTTTTGATAACCAACCCTGCCTTGCTTACTACAACGCCCACCACGGGCACCTCTACTACTCAATGCCTGGTCGCGCCGGAGTATATTCCGGGCGGTCTGCTGACTGTTCGAGCTTTGTTTCCTATATGCTGCACTTAGGTTATCACGACAACAACACAATCTTATATACTACTGAATCATTACACGACCGCTTAAAGGGACTGGGATATCAATGTATCGAGCAAGGCACTAATCGCGTCGCGCATCACCCTTTTAAGACCGGCGACGTTATTATTCTGGGTCGGCGCGGCGGCAGTCTTGGCGGTGCCGGGCATACTGGTATCTGTTTGGACAGCCCAAAAATTTTCGATTGCAACTTTACCAGCAATGGCCTTAAAATATACGCGTCTGGCCAAGCCTTCCTTAACTGGAATTACGCCACAAACTATTGGTATCACTATACAAAATAAGGAGGTTATTACTATGTCTGAAATTCCTTACATCGCAATTGACGACTACGTTAGCGACTTGAAAGCAAGCGACGACGCCGTTTTTACTGGCACCGGCTCACTGGTCGTTCCATTTACCATGATCGATATCTCTAGTGAGGCTCACTTTTCACATTTAAAACCTAACGAACACGCCTTTGTTTCATGGCTGCCACTATACGACGACTATTACTGGCTATTCCAATGCCAAGGCGACCTCGTTTTTGATAAGGAGGAGGCTCACCCCGGGCACATTAATTTATACGGTCAAGGCCAGACTTTAACGACCAATGGCCCATTTAGTTTCTTCTATTCAACGGTTAAAAAGCCGTTTCGCGTTGATAAAATCTCAATGACCCGTCATGCCTGGCCCTTCACTTATGCCTCGCGGCAAGCCCGGACCGGCGATATTAATCACGTCAATATTCTTGACATGCGCGATCAAGACGGTTTGGTGGCCATTGACGATCAGTTCGGTCAATACATGGACGACGTACAAACTGACGACTTGATTCGGTTGAACTTGGGTGAAATGTTGGGAGTTGACGGCTTATGACCAAAAACTTATTTGCTGATGTTTCCAGTCACCAACCCGAAACCCTTAACTACTTTCAACAATTAAAAAATGCTGGGTGTAAGGGCGTTGTGGTAAAATTAACAGAGGGGACTAACTATACAAACCCCAAGGCTAAAAATCAAATTGCGCATACTAAGTCGTTAGGCATGAAAGTTTCCGCCTACCACTTTGGCCGCTTTACGTCGGTATCAGGCGCTCAAGCGGAAGCCAACTACTTTTTGCATAGCTTAAAAGCACACGGCGTTGGTACTGATGCCGTTGTGATCAACGACTTTGAAGCAACTCACGCTAGTGTCGCGGCGCTGAACGCGTTCTATGGACCGTTAGAAGCAGCCGGGTACAAAAATATTTGCGTTTACTCAATGCGATCATGGTTTAGCGCCGGTTATTTTAACGGTGTGCGAGGTCTGAAATGGGTGGCGGAATATGGGCGTTCCAATTGTTCAGTCAAATGCGACGCTTGGCAATACACTTCAACGGCTATGATTGCCGGGGTGGCAACTGACATGTCGTGGGACTACAACGGGTCGTTCACTAGCGCCACCAGTTCTGGAGGTCATTCACAAAGCAATAGTGATCGCGAAAACAATCACCAAAAGAACCAATCTGACGCTACGAAACTAGCATATTGTTACAGTTTACAAAACTTAATCTTAATGCCGTTATATGATAAATGGTTACATTAATGGAGGTTTTAACTTTGCTTACTTTAATTCGGCAATCAACTGGCCAACCGCTTTTTAGTTCTAATTCTATCTATGGTATCTTGGATCTCATACTAATGAATTGGGCTAATGATCAGGGTTTTCAACTTAGTTTTGATCAAGCCACTGGCACGATCACCGTCAATGGCACCGTCTACTTGCTTAAATGGCACGATTTAGCCGGTAACCAACGAGGGGAGGTGATAATTGATGAATGAAATTAATTACTTTATTCTTGATACTGACCATAATATTATTGATTCAGGACTAGAACTGGTTTACACGCTGCATCATTTTATTCGCGGGCAGCAATTTGATACGCTTAGCATTGAGACCGCCGCGGCTGAATACGACTTAGAAATTCCTGCTACTGGCGCAACTGATACCGAAAACGTCATGATCGCTTACCCGGTTCATCAGCTTAAAAAAATTTATGTTGATGCAACCGCCTATTATCTTGCTTGCTACACCCTTGATCCCGGTTCCGATAAGGAGGTCTCCGAAAATGTCAATTGACCATTTTATTGAATTCACTGGTAACGGCCTAGACCAAACTAATGTCTTAATTACTTTCGCTTTGCTAGACACGGTGCTGGGCATTTCCCTGCATTTACTCAATAAACAACCGTTAATCTCAAATAAGTTCTTGTCTGGAATTACCCGTAACTTTGTTCCAGCCTTCTTGCCAGCGTTACTACAGTTTCTTGAAAATAACCAACCCGGAACCCCGTTATGTTATGAATACGCTGAATTCTTTATCTTTGTCTGCGCGGGCTATTTCTTAGTTCAGAGTATCTTATGCAATCTTAACGGTTTGGGTACACCGCTGCCGACCTGGCTGACAAAATGGCTCACTAACGAATTAAAGGAAAAGGGGCTTAAATAATGACCAACCGACAACTTTCCACCATTACTTTATATGCCACCGTGCCGTTTGACGAAACCTATAAACATGTCGTTAACTGGCAGAATAAAGACCAACTAGACAATTTTCTCAACTCGTACCCACATATCACTGAACAAACGTCATATCAAAACTTAAACAAACCAATCCGTTGGGACACCATGAAAACCTACGAGCTACACAGCCCACGCGGGGATGCCCCACAACTCACCGCCACGCTTAACGCATTGACCTCATTTAATTACATTAAGATTCACGACGTTGACCACAACGGCAACTGGCGCGACTACTACGCTTTTATTACTAATTTAGAGTATTATAACGACGGATGTACCTTCATTTACTTTAGTATTGACAATTGGAACACCTATAAATTTAATGTTAACTGGCAGGGCAGTCACGCCATGGTGCAACGGGGTTTTGTTAAAGAAGATAACGCTGATTCCTCTGATTTTTCTAACACGTTCAAAAAGGTGATGAATAACCCAGATGAAATTGGTGGCGACGGCTGCGGGTTCCTACGCGAAAGTGATTATGTCGCGTTTCACCCTAAAACCGGCGACAACAATACCTTCTATACTGACCAGCACGTTAAATTCGTGCTATTCACTGCTCAGCCCAAAGATGCTGCCACCGAATATGGGACTTATCTTGCGTTATATAGTCAGTACCTTTACTACTTTATTGCATACAACCCGCAAAACATGCGACTCTACAATATTCAGGTTAAAGGAAAAACCATTTCCGCTCACCATGACACAACCGTTAAACAAGCCTATCAATCGTTAAGCAAAAGTAAAGAGTTTGCGGGTTCTGATAGCTTGGTCGTTGATAGCGAAATTTATAACTACTTGGGAATCCCCTTCACTGTTAATGATGACACCATTAATTTTACTGACGATAATGTTGCCCTACACGAAAAATCAACGTATTTAGTCCAATTGGATTCAAACGGCACCGTGTTTGCGCCTGAAAATGGGCATTGCATCTTTTCTAATAACAACAAGCTGAATACCAACGGCACCGTTTTTAATCGCCTCGTTAACTTCTATCGAAACACATATGGCCGCATGGTCCCACTTAAACTTATGGGCGAACCCTTCTCAAAATTTTTCTTAACGGACGGCAAGGGCACTAATTTAAGTCTTGACCTGCTCAAATTTACCAATCTGGCTACTGACGGGATCACCATTAAACGTTTTGGTTCGATCAGTGAAAACGGTCAAGAAAGCTATTCGGTTAACCATTATAACCGTAGCTCAACCGCCGATCAAAGCCAATACGTTACCTACGAAAACGCATTAGCTATCGATAACGCCGCCCGCGACGTGCCAATTGTACTCGATAATTACACCATGTATTTGAATGCTAACCGCAACCAACTAGCTAACGTTCGCGCTAACGCAAAAATGAACGAGCGCTTGGCTAAGCAGGGCAATTTGATTTCCCTACAGAATACCAACCGCTCACTGGCAACGTCACAAAACGTTAATGCGTACGAGAATAGCCGCCGTATGGGTATGGCTAAGTTTGACGCAGCTACCGGTGTGATTGGTGGCGCTGCTTCCGGCCTCATGCACGGTGGTCTTGTTGGTGGCCTACTTGGCGGGGTAGGTGGCGCCATTCGTGGTGGTATCAACATGTATAAGACGGGGTATGCAAATGAAACCTCTGCAACGGCCTTAGCCATGAATAACGCTACCCAAGCACAGAACGCTCGCGCTAACTACGCGTTCCAAAACGATGTCGCCACAAATAATTACGAACAGACAATCCGTTCACAAAACGCGGTGCTGGCTGATGTTCGTAACCATAATGATCAAATCGCCCACCAGGGTAGTAATTACCTGGTTTCGTTCCAAGAGGGCAATTTTGGAATGCACTACCAATTATTTACGTGCCAAGATTCAATCATGAAAAACGCCATGCTGTACTTTACTCTTTTTGGCTACGAGGTTAACCAATTCGGCCCAATCGAACCATGGTTCCACGTTAAGAATACCTTCAACTACGTCAGAACCTCGAATTGTTTCCTATCCGGGTACCTGCCAACGTCAGCTACGAATACCCTGGAAGCCATGTTTGATAATGGGGTTACATTATGGTCAACTGATCCTGAATCGCTTAGTCGTTTCGGCATTCGTGATCAAAAGTCAGATAACTTATTCAGTAGTAGTAACCCGTTTGACTAACTTGCAAAATTTTGTTAATTCTGCTACAATAAAAATAAGGTCAAGATTGCCTCACCTTGACCGGCTTTGATTTACACCATTTTTGCTTTACCTTCCTGTAAATTTAAAACCACTAGCTTCCTGCTAGCGGTTTTTTATTATTTGTGATATTCTTCAATTGCCGTTCCAAGCGCTAACAATATCAAGGCACTTATCCACCCCAGTACGATCGCTAAAGCCCCATCTGCAAAGTTTATCCAAAATGCCCAACCAATACCGCCAATCGTTACTAGCAATGCGGCAATTGCTAAATAATATAATACATTTGACATTTTATTTATTCCTTTCCACATACTTGCGAATGCTTCTTACCGTTTGAAGTGCAAACATGAAAATCCATATTACGGCTACCCAGTTTGCTTTGATAAAATGATTTGTCATATACAAGTACACAAATCCGCCGCTTAACAGCGACCATACAATTGCTTTAATTGTTCCCATAATTCCCTCCTTGCTTGCTGCTGGCATTGTCACCCGTCTGATTATTTTCAGCTACCGTCGTTTGACTGCTGTAACTTTCGGTTATAGCTGATGATGAATTCGTCGTCGTATTTGGTACATAATAACTATCATTATCGGTAGTATTATATTCTGGTTCCGAATCGTCAGAGTAAAATTCACCCATGTAATGATCATTATCTAATAATGGGTCAGTTTCTGGCTGTGGGTTAAGGTGTTGTTTTTTATAATATTCTGCTTCCACTGACGTCAAACCATTCTCGTCAACTGTCTTTTTATCTTTGCCATTAGTTTCATCAGCCGGTGTATTAATTGTAACACTAACTTTTGTATCTTTGCCTTTTTCTTTTTTTCGTATCTGCTTTTTTATGCTTTTTGGTTTGCTACTTGTTGTTTGCGTTGTTACATTTTCATCTTTTACAACCGGGTTAGATTGTTTCTGACAGAAGGTTACGATTATCCCCGCCAAAAAAGTTATCGCAAGAATGATTACTATCTTCAGAATTTTTAACCCTTTGGCCCTTTTTGCCATGTGTTTGCTACGCCTCATTTTTACCACCTCTTAATCGTTTATCCTATTTCGCAATTCTTCAGTAATCATATTATACAAACCTGTTTTATTTTCAGCAACATCAGTAAGAAATTCTAAATCGCTTAGTAAAATCATTTTTACTTCCTTCTTGTAAAATTCTTTGTTTCGGTTTATCATTTTTGTTATCTATATTATACACCGTCTTGTCTTTTTCTGTCAACCGTCTGTGCCTCGCTGTC